GCTATGGGTAGTTTATCTGATACAAACAGAACTACTATGATTGATGTCCCTGCAGAAACTGCAGTAAGAATTGATACAATATTATTAGCAAACATTGATGGAACTAACGCTGTTGATGCAACAGTAGAAGTTAGTAACGACAATGGTTCAACATACTATAAAATAGCAAGCACAATTTCAGTGCCTGCTGATTCAACATTAGATTTAATTCAAAGACCTATCTACTTAGATGAAACAGATTTAATTGCTGTTACAGCTGGTGCTGCTAACGATTTAGCATTTCATGTTTCTTATGTAGAAATGTTAGATTAATTTTAAGAAGGAGAAAAAGTAATGCCAAAAATTATAAAACCATCAAAAGGAACTTTTACATCTGCTAATATTACAGTTGACTCTGCAGGTAGAATTGTATCTGCATCAAGTGGAACGGCAGGAGACTCAAATATTTTTCCATCATATATAGCGCAAACTGGAACTTACACTGCTCAACCCGGCACAAATAAAATTTATGTTTATGCTGTCGGTGGAGGGGGCGGCGGAGGCGGTCAATTTGGAAGTGGACGAGGAAACGGCGGAATCGGGGGATCAGGCTTAGCTGTTATTCCAGTTTCAGCTCCTTACACAGCAGCTATAGTAGTTGGTAACCCTGGTTCGGGAACAACTGGAACAGGACAAAGCGGTTCAGCTGGAACAGCAAGCACCTTAGATACAAATACGGTGGTGGCTAATGGTGGTAACGGTGGTTCAGGGCGAGGTAGTACCCCAGGAAACACAGGTAGTTTTTCAGTTGCTAGTCCTGCAACATCATTATTTGATTATAGTCCAATAGGTAGTGCTTCCTGTGATCTTATATTTGGTGGGAGCTCTAATACTGCATCTAGAGGTGGACCGGGACAAGGTCCAGGATCATCAGGTGGATCAGGCGCTGTCGTAATATACGAACCACTAGGATAAAAATGGCAAAAGTTTTCTTTAATAAAGAAGGTATTGTTGCTGAAAATATATCTCACATGTGTTTAAATGATGAGCAATATCAAGAGCAAAGACCATTAGATTATCAGGCACATTTTTTAATGAGAGAGTGCTCTGATGAGGATTATAATAATTTTTATAGAGGAAGAAAAAATATTATAATAAATGAGGATGAAAGTATTACTTCCGAAGACCTTATAGAAGATAATACAAATCAAACTGAAATTTTATTTACTAAGTTTAAAACTAACTTCTATAACAAACTAGTTGATTTTAAAAAAGATTTCCCTAATCATTCAAAAATGTCAGAAATAGATTCTATAATAGATTTCATAGACAATATTGATATTTCAAGTTTGACATTTCCTCATTTACATTTTGAGAGATATCTAATAAATAATGACAAGTATATAATCTTAAATTTTATTTAATATTGTATTTTTTAAAAATACGTATATAAATAATTGATGACTAAAGAAAGAAAGATAACACAGTATGAATATTATTAATTTTTCTGCATCTAAAGTTTTAAAAGAATATCTTTCAGATGTTCTTCCTGTTCCAATTAAAACTAATATCCCAGATTGGTTTAAAAAACTTGAACACACGTTTGATAATAAAACTGTAAAAGGTTGTATGCCTTTTTTAGATGCTTTAACTTCAGGTTATTTATTAAAAATGCCTCAAGATTTATATTTAAAACACAATGTTTGGAATGAGGAAACAAAAAAATACGATTCTTTTTTTAAATATTCAATTGAACAAGATGTAATGCAATATAATTTAAATTCTTCAGAACCTCAAACTCACAAACCAAAACAATTAGAGGGATCTCCAATGGTTAAAAAAAACTCAGGAAAAAACAATGATCTACCTTTTTATAAAATTTTAAATCCTTTTCACATAAAAACTCCAAATGGTTATTCTTGTTTGTTTACACCACCATTTAATAATAAAGACGATAGATTTGAAATTATGACGGGCATAGTAGACACTGATAGATTTTCTACAGAAATTAATTTTCCTTTTGTAATTAACACTGATAAATATCCAACGTTAGAAACATTAATTAAAAGAGGGACTCCATATGTGCAAATTATTCCTTTTAAAAGAGAGGATTGGAAGATGAATGTAGAGTTTCAAAATAGATTTTCTTTCACTCATCACAACCCATTGTATATGTTTAAAAAATTAATACATAATTATAAAACTTTTATTTGGAGTAAAAAAAAATGGATGTAAAAGAATACATTACTGTTTATGATCAATTCTTAAAAATAGAACAAATAAGTAGTTTAGTAAAATGGCTTAATGGTCAAAAATTTATAGAGGCTGAAACTATAGGTGGTTTACAAAAAGAAATACGTTCAGCAGCTTCGATTAATTTAGAATCAAATAATAAGAGCTTAACAAATGTTCATTGGTTTAATTTTTTAGTAAATAAATTTAAAGATCTAATAAGCACTTATAATTCTTCCTTAATATCTGAAGCAAGTGTAACCCAGATAAGTGAGATTATTGCTTTAAAATATGACAAAGGGGATTACTATAAAGTACACACAGATAATCATACAAAATTTCCAAGAACATTAAGTATTATATTATTTTTAAACGATGACTATAAAGGGGGAAGTGTTAGTTTTTATTGTGCAAAAAAAAATCAAGAAGTATTTAAAGTTTTACCTAAAGCTGGAAGAGTAATAATGTTTCCCAGTAATTTTATGTATCCACATACAGTTAATAATGTGGAGAAAGGTTGTAGATATTCAATAGTGTCATGGATAAATTAAGTAATTTTAAATATAAAATAATTAAAAATTTTTTATCAAAAGATGAATTAAAAATTTATAGTGCATATGCTAAAGATATGCATAGAAAAAATGTAACTTGTTTTGATGAAGAGCAAAATAATAATGGTGATACTTATTTTTATAAAGATAGTTTATTTCAATTTTTATTAAATGATAAAAAAAATATAATAGAAAAAAAAATAGGCATTAAACTTTTATCTACTTATAGTTTTTGGCGATGTTATACTTTTAATGCAACATTAAACAAACATAAAGATAGAGAATCATGTGAGATAAGTGCTACAGTGCAGGTTGAGTCTAGCACTGTTTGGCCTATTTACATGGACGGTCAAAAATTAAAACTTAATGATGGAGATGCCGTACTTTACAAGGGTTGTGATTTAGAACATTGGAGAGAGCATTTTAATGGAGACTATCAGATACAAGTTTTTTTGCACTATGTAGATGCAAATGGTAAATATAAAAATTTTAAAGATGATGGAGGTCATAGATGAACATAAAACAAAATAGAGAAACAGGAGATGGTTTTATAGAATTTTCAAAAGAAGAGATAGATATACTTAATAAAAAAGGTAAGTTAACCTTTACTACTAAAGAAATGGGTGAATTTTCTCAAATATTAATGCATACAGCTGTTTCAATATTTAAAGCATGTGATGATATAAAAAAAAATAAAAAATTAAAATAATGTACTATCAAATAATTGATAATTTTTTAAAAAAAAATTTTTACGAAGATCTTTCACATCAATTAAAAAGTGAAAACATACCATGGTTTTTTAAAAAAGAAGATACTCTTGGAATAGCATCTAATAATAAAAATAATAACGGATTTTTTTCTTTTTGTTACTACAATGATTTTAAACCCGATCATGTTTTATTTGAAAATCACATAGTGCCAATATTAAAACAACTTGATATAGTATCTTGCATACAGGTTAGAGCAAATTTAACTTTTAGAGACATTGATCATTTAGAATCAAAATATCATAATGATAATACATCAAGTAATGTAACAACAGGAATATTTTATTTAACAACTTGTAATGCTAAAACAGTTTTAAAAATTAACAATAAAGAATTATTAGTAGATAGTGTTGAAAATAGACTTTTACTTTTTAATTCTCAAATAAAACATAAAGTAATTTATCAAAACGATTGTCATAAAAGATATGTAATCAACTTTAATTTTATTAAAAAAAATAATGAACCCTACAAAGAAATTATTTAATGGATATTCTTAAAATAAAAAAACCAATAACTGTAGATAATGTTCTTCATATAAATGATAATATGAATATTCTAGATTATATTTTTACTCATGGAAAATTTACTCTTGGTATAAATGATCCAAGACCAAAAGCTCGACTAAAACAGGCATTGTTTGATGACGTGCAACATGCAGGTTTTAGTTTAATTTCTAAAAGTGAAAAAGAAACAATTCATCCTTTTGATAACCCTTTAAATTTATATGCTTTTGTAATTGCAAATCAAATAAGTAAAACTTTAAATTTTAAATATAAAGAAATTGAAAGAATTAATTATAATTATTATTGTCGAGATCAATTTGCCACCGGTCATACAGATTGTGAAAATGACAATCGTATTTCAATATTATATAATTTTCATTCAACAGATGGGGGAACTGAAATTTTAGGTAAAAAATACCTAGATATAGCTAGTCAAGCTAAAATTTTTAAAAGCTCATGGTTGCATAATTCATGGCCAACTGTTAAAGATAAGGGTAGAGTTAATTTAAACATAAAACTCATAGTATAAAAAATACTACCAAAAAAGTAAAAACTATATATAGTGTGATATTATGCTACAAAAAATAGGATTTCAGCCAGGTATAAATAAACAAATATCCGAGACTACAGCAGAAGGTCAGTGGGTAGACTGTGATAATGTTCGATTTAGATATGGCACACCTGAAAAAATAGGTGGTTGGAAACAGTTAGGCACAGATGATTTAACAGGAGCTGTAAGAGGATTACACCATTATGTTAATAGTTTAGGTAGAAAATACTCTATTATAGGATCAAACAGAATTTTGTATGCTTTTTCTGGAGGTGTGTTTTATGACATACATCCTATTAAATCTACAACAACGCTCACAAGTGCGTTTAGCACGACTAACGGATCACCAACAGTTACAATAACTTTTTCAACTTCACATGGTATATTAAAAAATGATATCATATTACTAGATAATTTTTCTACAATTACAGGATCTGATTTTGGTGCATCTGATTTTGATGATAAAAAATTTATGGTGACGTCTGTGCCAACAGCCACAACATTAACTATAACAATGCCATCAAACGAGTCTGGATCTGGCGCAACAACATCAGGTGGCATCAGAGTTCAACATTATTATACTGTGGGTCCAGCAGTGCAGGCAAAGGGTTTTGGTTGGGGTTTAGGATCATGGGGTGGTGAAGAAGCTGGAGCAGTAACCACTACTTTAAATGGTGCAATTAATGATTCTGTCACAACTCTTACATTGACTGATGCTTCTCAGTTTCCAAGTTCTGGAACTAATTTTATTATCATAGGATCTGAAGAAATTTCTTATACTGGTGTTAGTGGTAATACTCTTACTGGTTTAACAAGAGGAGTTGCTGGAACAACAGCAGCATCTCACAGTGATGGAGCAACAGTTACAAACTCGACTGATTTTATTGCATGGGGTGAAGCTGCATCAGGTGATTTAATTATTGAGCCGGGTATGTGGTCACTAGATAATTTTGGTGATAAAGCAATTTGTTTAATTCATGATGGTGCTGTTTTTGAATGGGACTCTAGTTTATCAAATGCGACTGCAACAAGAGCAACAATTATATCAGGTGCACCAACTGCATCAAGACATATGTTAGTATCTACACCCGATCGTCACTTAGTATTCTTTGGAACAGAAACAACTATAGGAACACCATCTACACAAGATGATATGTTTATTAGATTCTCTGATCAAGAGGATATAAATACTTATACACCTACAGCAACTAATACAGCTGGTACACAAAGACTGGCTGACGGATCACAGATCAGAGGAGCTATTAGAGGTAGAGATGCAATCTATGTTTGGACTGACACAGCATTATTCACACAACGTTTTGTTGGTCAACCATTTACGTTTGCGTTTGCACAAGTTGGAACTAACTGTGGACTCGTTGGACAGAATGCATGTGTAGAAGTTGATGGTGC